TGGGGTTATGCTGGCGTTATTGCCTTATGTTTTATAGCCACGCTAATCATAATTATTGGCATTGATTTTGTGCAAAGAAAGATCAAGGGGAAATCATGAGCGATGAAGCAGTGAAGATGATTTGTAACATGCTTGAATCAATTGCGCCGTGGGTTTTCTTTTGTTTTTTGATTTACTTAAAATATAAGAGTGATAAAAATGACTGATTTAGAACTTATAGGCTATTGCGAGATGCATTGCAAAACTGAACGTGCATTATTCCACGCAGATCAAGTAGCTAGAATGATGGCGCTGGCTGGCAGAGGTGAAGGTAAAGTGATTCATGGTGTATGGCATTCAATGCATGAGGAAATGGAAGACCTTTGCAAAGCAGCCAGACGTGGGCAGGCACTGATTGCACTGACTCAGCAAGCTCAAGAATTTAACATGGGCTACTAAAATGATTGATACATCCACACTATCCGGCTACCTGCTGGACTACTACTGCGCACTTGCAGAGAATATGCCTAATCCGCGATTGAGGAAGCATGAACGTGAAGATACGTATATTTGTTGCATTGGCGACGAACGAAATACTTTGCCAAAAGCATACAGCCCAACCACAAACCCTGCGCTGGCATTGCCGATTATTGGAAAGCTATTCAATAGCTATAATGTAATATTTAATCATGATGAAAATGATAAATTTATTGCTCTGTACAAAATTGGTAATGAAAATAATAAATGCATATATTGCGGGAAAATTTATCCATCTTTAATCGAAACCTGCATTGTTACTTTGGTAGATTTAAAATTTCCCGATGGACTGCCTGAACCAATTTATGAAAGTGAAAAATGAAAGTAAAAGTAAAGAAACTGTACCCCGATGCGCAATTGCCGACCTATGCAACGGATGGATCGGCGGCGTTTGATATTTATGCGTATATGCCAGAAGAAAAATCTTGCCGAATTAAACCAGGTTTCTATGGCACGTTTGAGACTGGCCTATCATTTGAAATTCCTGAAGGTCATGTATTGTTGATTTACTCCCGATCTGGTCATGGGTTTAACAGTAACGTGAGATTGTCGAATGCCGTTGGTGTTTTGGATGCAGATTACAGGGGATCACTGAGGGTTAAGCTAATCAATGATAGTAATGAACGTGCTGATTACTACAAGCACATTAATATCTATCACGGTGACCGCATAGCCCAAGGCATCATCATGCCATACCCGAAAGTAGAGTTCGAGGAAGTGGATGAACTCAGCGAGACACAGCGCGGTACTGGAGGCTTTGGGAGTACTGGCAAATGAACAAGCAGTTACAAGACGCAATCATATCATTCACACAATCCACGCCGCGAACAATAGCAGAGATAGCCGATCATATTTACATCACGCTTAGGAAATATGCAGATCACGAAACAGTCGCAAAAGATATGCGTGAACTGGCAAGACGTGGGCTAGTCAAGAAAGTGGCAAACCGTAGAGTTAAATACGCAACTAATCTTAGTCAGTACAAAGCAACGACTGTAGATGAGCGTATCGCGCTGGAAGAAAGCAATAAGCAAGTTACATCAGCCAGCCCAGCGTTTAGAAATGATCCGATGCTGGCGGCGTTTTATTCAAAGGTGAATATATGAGACCATCACAAGTTGTTGATTTTTTAAATATGATGTCAGTCGCATCAATAATCCCAATTGGAATTATTTTAGGATGTCTTTTAGCGAAAACTGTTTCCTCCAATTACCAATCGCAAACAGAATGTGCAAATAGTCATACCGAACAAAGCATCATATACATGAGTAATACGCCATTAATTCAAGAAGTAAAAGTCTGCGACAAATATAAAGCGAGGTAGGCATATGAGCAACGAATGCAAGGGAATTATTGGAGCTGTCTTTGGGCATAATTTCAAACCAAGATTCAGCGAAAGCGCGCCAGTTGTAACAAAGCACAGCAATAGGATTGATGCGCATACGGTAAATTTCTATCCAGCATCAAAGGAAAGCAAGTACGAGTTTGATATTTGCACCAGGTGCGGAGAAATTATTTATCGCACTACTTGAAATACTTACTCAGCGCCTGAGACAAGCCCTGTGCAGTTCCCTTCATCCCGGCTAGTGCTTGATCAAGGCTAGCCGGGGTGGTCATGTCGTCGCGCTCATTCAGTCCGGCTGCCTTGAATGCTTGGTATCCGGCAGGCATCAATGCCCAAACAGGCGCTGTAAATGGGCTTTCTGCCACCTGCTCACGCGCAGTAGCCTGGTGCTCAAACGGAGCTAGTTTAGCCTGTAATTCAGGCATGCCACGCGCTTTAAGACGTAGTTGGTATAGATCATACTGCGACATCTTGGAAAGTGCGTCATCGCTCGGTAATTGACCAAGCAGGCCGCCTATCTGTTTTGGCTGAGTTTGGTCAAGTAAGCCCATGTTATTTGCCTGCTTTAGTATCTGCTACAAACAAATTAAATATTGGCGCAACCATAGGCCAAGCAGATTCAATCTGATCACTGATGTTTAATGCAGCGCCGATGAAATGGCGAACAGCAGCGGCTTTCTCAGCACCAGGTGCATCAGGAATTAAACCCTGAATATCCAAAATCAATTGCTTGATTTGAGCGCGATTAGCCAGCAGGAAAGAGACGATTTGGAAGAATACGGCCATGATAAACCTTTCAATAAGACCTACATTTGTACTGCAATTTTACACCATCGACACTGTGGATTATGTCTGATACTTCACCCTCGATAAGTCGTGTCAAGTCCTGCGAGTGGGTTATCTGAGTCGATGAGTTCGCCGCCGACCCGAGCAAGGGTTTTATGCTCAGGCTGCACAGTGATTTGTGGCTCTGGGTCAGGTACTGCTGACACTGCGGTGTAGCTGACTGGATCGACGTTTGCATCTGGTTGCTTCCTTGGCGGCAGTCCGATTTTGTCGGTACTCGCAACAGTGGAGCCAACATTGAACAACCCGAAGATAACACCAGCAGTACCAGCAAGCTGAAGCAAATCAGCATCCGTAAGCGGAAAGTTGTGTCCATATGCCCTCCAAAGTCCAGCACCAACAGTCAATACTGCACCAAGCGCATTGACAAAGTTTTGCTGATTCTTTGTTTTGACGGCATCAGCTACTTGCTTGCCCTTGGTGAAAATATCGTAGAACTTGCCGAGGTTTCCGAGTATGCTAAACATCTTGTGCTCCATATCTCAATTGTGTAGCTATGCGGCGCGCCCAGCCTTTGCCGAAGGTTTGCCATGTGCTGCACTTGGTCATGAACTCGATACGCTCAGCCAGCAGATTCATGACGACATAGCTAGGCTTTTGCGCCTTCACAGCAGCCAAAGTAACAGGGCCGATATGTCCATCATCATTTACGCCAACTGCGCGCTGTAAGGCTCGTATTGCGTTGCTATTGCCAGAGTTCACGGCAAAGTCAAGCATCTGCTCTGCAATCGCCGGATGCCATGAATCAAGACCAAGGGCATCCCAAAAGTCGCGGCGGTACAATGCCTTGGAGATATCCTTAGTAACTGACTTGATGTCTAAGTTTGGATAGCTGCGCTTGGAAATCCCCCAATTAGTCTCGCCCCCTGGGTCAGCAGGGTTGAATACATAGCCCCCTTCATTTCCTAGCAAGCGGTCAATGGCTTTGTCGAAATTACTCATGCTCTAACTCCTTGATCTTGAGTTGCGCTGCTTTCCTGTCCATCTTGGCAATGTCAACCTTGATCAGCCAGTGATAGAAAACTACCGATGAGATAGCAATACCGATTACAGCAGCCATCACAGATATGATTGCCTGAATTTCAGAAAGGATTTCAAGGCGCGTTGCAGATTCAGCCAATTTAGCAGCCGCTGCGGTTCCCCATGGGATAATCTGGGCAACTTTAGGGCTATCCATTATCATCTGGGTTATGCTGTCTGACGCGCTCTTGATGTTGTCGTCGAAGTTCATTTGTACGATTCCTTTCTATGGCTTCCAAGCAAATTAAAATAAGTGTTCCGAAGCCAAGCAAGCCAGTTATGACCATCGCCGCTGTAATTATCGTTGTCATGCTTACGTATCCATAACAGGCGCGCAAATTGGGCAATATTTGGCACTATTTGCATTTGGTCATAGGAATATGGCTCTTGATAAAACATGTAAATTATAAACCCGTAGCAGTGCACAAAAGCTAATGTTGTGCTGATAATCTGCAAATCTACAACGAGTCTGCTACTGCCAAAATTAGATAGCGACAATACGATGATAGTTTCAAATATTGCCGCAATGAAGTAATTTGCTGGAAGCAAGTCCATGCCTGCTATCGCACCTGAGTAAATAAAATTTACGCAAGATAAAAACAGCAACAGCGTTATTCTAAGCTTCCAGCTATACATCATTTTTTCTTCTTTGGAGTTGTCTTGTTAGCTGGTTCAGGGTTTGGGTCTGGACGTTTGCCACCAGGCTGATATACTGTGTTCATGTCTTACCTTTCGATTGTGGGTGATAAATGGATTACATTGATTTCATGATACTTAAATTTGTGTTGCTTTGTGCTGCATCCTTTTTGTATGGCGTGTATCAAGGATTTGTTGAGTAGTTATTCAATAGCCCACCCATTATAACTGGCTGCGGACGCGCAAGAGTACCCAATAAACCGCCATAGCCACTAGGATCGGCTAAAGCAGCGCGAGACATCAGCACACTAGCTGCGGTAGGGTCAAGGAAGGCATCGGCGAGCTTATTGCGTATGGCTTCATTTGCACCACTGTAAGGAATACGGCCTAATTGACCAAGTACAGGGCCAACTTTGTTGGTTGCCATTTTCCCTAAGCCAAACGGCAATGCATTTTCCAAAATGTTATTTGTCGCGATGTTTTGGAACGTGTTTGACCCAGCAGACTTGCCTAGATTGAGATTTTGCTGACGTAACAAGTCATCACGAATTGATTGCAATGCTCCGAGTTGATCCGCAGTCAATGATTTTGCAGGATTGATGCCAGGTGCTTTCATGGCTTTTTCAAGGCTATCAATATTGCTTTGAATCTTGGATAAGGTGATCTTGCCCATTTGATCAGTAAGTTTCAGGCCTTGTAGCACTTCCATTTGATTGACTGGCTGACTCAATTCGGCAAACTTACGCGAAGCCTGCATGTAATCTGGGCTGATATTCTCAAGCACATTGCCTAGTTTATCTTTTACACCAAGTAATATCCTTGCTTCTGTGTTATTTCCAGCGCGTGTTGCTGCACCTATCTGATCATCAAGCGCCATTTTCGTAAAATGCATACCCGCCATTGAGCCAGTGTCATCAATGGTGATACCTGCATTCTGTGCCATTTCTTTAGCCTTAGCGGCGGCACTTTTCATCGCAGGACGACTCATTAAATCGGTTATTTCACCAACAATTTGAGGCGTGAGAGAAGCTGGATCGACACCTTTAGCAATTGCTTGATTATAAAGTGACTTAGCTTGCGTAGAGCGAGTATCTCTAGCTGCCTCCAAAGCAATTTCATTTCCTGACGCCTTTTCAAGTGCAGCACTTCTGGCCGCTGCATTTGCCTTTTCAAGCTCTGCAAATGGATTCGGGTTGATATCCCTTGCAACGCGCTGAAGACCTGCTATCTTTGCATTGCCCATTGCTTCGGCAAGTGTCGGCATAGAACCAGGAACTAATTCAGTTGCATTGATCGTTGTCGGGCCGCCCTGAGCAGCTTTATTCAGGATATTGCCTACTATGGCATTTTGACCACTTTCAGTAAATGGCTGAATGAGAGATTTTGCAGTGTTTCCGATCCATCGCCCTGTAGTATTGACTGCACCAACAGCGGGAGGCAATACGCCGCCAACGACAGCGCCTGTAGCCGCATCATTTGGATTGACTAACCCAGCACTAGCGCCGCCCGTAACAGCGCCACCAGCGACACGAGCGCCCATATTTTGCAGCCATGGAAGGAACCCTGTGCCTTTAGCAGCAGCGTCACCGAGATTAAAACCCCCAGATGAGAGAGCATTGCTGATTATTGGTGCATTTGGCGCAACTTTTGATGACAATGCACCTAACGCACCACCAACGCCAGAAGTGCCAGCAATTTGAGTGGCTATCTTACTTCCTTGGAACGGCAAGCTTTCAGTATCAACGCCCAATTCTCGCAAGCCCTGGTTAATCTGCATACGGCGCTCTTCATTTCGGCTCATTGGCTGCTTGCCAGTGACCAAGCCTGAAACATTCGGGCCACGATCGCCTTTAATGACATCCATCGCCTTATCGATAGGCCAGAGAATTGTCGCACCAATTGAGCCAGCACCAGAAAGCAGGCCGCCAACCAAATCTCTTGCGCCTTGATCTTTGGCGTTTTGATATTGTTGCCATGTTGCTTGGTTAATGTTTTGCTTTGCTGGTGCTGCTGCCGCTTTCATTACTTGTGGCGGTTCTTGCGGTGCAGGCGCTGCATATTTTTGCTCAAGTGATGACCATGGGCTATCTTGCGCAGGTTGAGACGCAGGCACAGCGCTGTACTTTTGCTCTAATTCGTCCCATGTCGCCATTATTTAGCCCCTAATTTATACTGTTGCAAGACTGGATCACTCCAGATTGATCCTTGTAATTTCATCCAGCGGCGATCAATCTCGTTCAGATCACCTGTCTGCTGAGCAATTGGCAATGCTTCTTGGTAGAACGCGGCTTTACGTGCATCAAGATTAGCTTTAGCTCTGGCAAAATCCGCAATAAATTGATTAGCCTGTGGCGTATTGCTCAACATGGTAAATGTTTTTTGTGCGCGTTGTGCATCGCCTTCTGTTTGAGGCCCCTTTTGCGCTGCCAGAGTGTCAAGCAATTTACCCATAGCGACAGATTGGAACCTTTGCGCATTGGTTGCGTACAATTCTGCATTCTTTGGCGCGATTCCGAGACTTGTCAGGATATTGGCTGCATTGGCTTTAGCTTCAGTTCCCCAGCCTGTTTTAAGATCGATTGTCTTCAGCGCATCAAGACCGCCAAGAATGTCACGCGATGTCTTGCCAGCCTCTAGTACAGGGTTATAGCTCTGCTTAATCCAGTTCTCATTGAGGGCATTAGTTGTACCCTGCTTGCCAGATACAGCGCCGACTTGCTGCGTTATACCTGGCTCAGTGCGCAATTTCACATTAGCCAATTCTTCGGCCTTTTGCGCTTCAGACTGAATCGGTATGCCGAAACGCGGCTGATTGAATGCTTGTTGTGGCACGGCTTGAGGTTGCTGCATGCCTTGTTGAGTTTGCGCCGGAGCTTGACCGCGTGTTTGCGCGAAATCATTCATGCCGTTATAGAATGCTTCAGGATCACGGCGTTGCAAAGCCTGTATTTGCTGAGGTGAAAGGCGCGAAATATCAAGACCTTGTGGCCCCGTCTGCTGTCCGTTTGGCGCTTGCTGTGCCTGTACTTGCTGACCTTGTGGGATTTGGCCTTGCTGTGGCTGCTGCATGGCTGAGCGTTGCTGTACAAAATCTGCTACGGTCGTTTGCTCTGGACGAGCGCGGCCATATTCATCAACCCCATTGATAATCATTGGATTGAATTGTGCTTTTGCCTGCTCCTGAGCAAATGTTTCAGCGCCTTTCATTGCAGCATTGACCTGATTAAAATTGGTTAATCCAGTGACAGTTTTTGTTTCTGGATTGTAATCAAGTCCTTTAGTTGGATCAGCGAAATATTGCTGCTTACCTGTAATCGGGTCAATGTAAGTTGCGTTTTCGCGCTTGATGCCATTTAACTGGAATTTCTTGATGTCTAGCAGTTCCTTTGCGCCGGGAATACCAGCGACAGCAGCCATGCCCAAGTCATCCAATGACAAGTTTTGTATGCCGCCAGATTGCGGCCTTTGTTGCATTTGGCCTTGTTGTGGCGCTGGCGCTTGAATGTTTGGCTGTGACTGAAATCCCATATTTCCATCAGAATCCATACCAAGCTTTAACGGCTGTTGAATTGATTGTGGCATTTGTTGCGCTTGCGACTGGCTACCATAATCACCCTGATCACCAGTCAGCTTCTTCATCCATGCTTGCTGTTGGTCAAACGATTGTTGAGCGCGCTTTTCTGATAATTGCTTCAGCTTTAAATCTTCATCTTTCATCTGACGCATTAACGCACGATCTTGCGCACTTTGATACGCTTGATTGCCAGCATTCAAAGCTCCGCCTAATGCCTGCCCAAAGCTGATCGGGCGAAGCGAAGGCCCACCAGCCTGCAACAGCGCAGCAGCAATAGCAGACATTTGCTGGTTCTGTGGCGATTGTATATCAGTGTCGCTAAGGTATTGATCTAGTAAGCCCATTATGTTCCCCCGTAGGTTACTTGGTAGGGATTGCTACTGCTGAAATCACTCGGATTGGCATAGCCAGCATATGCGCTATTGCCTACGTTTGCCGCGCCTTGATTACTGCCGAAGTTGCTGCCAAAATTTTTGAACAGTTGCGCCCCAGCCAAAGCCCCACCAAGCACATTAGCGCCCTGATTTTGATAAAGAGGCTGGCTGGACACAGTTGTTTGCCCCATTCCCAAATAAGGCGACATCAGGCTATTGACTTTGCCAGCTTGATTAATCTGGTAATCGTTTTGGTTACTTGCCATATTGTAAATGTTGTTTCCAAGGTTGCCGAGCAATCCAATACCTGTAGCTTTGTTTTGGCTGTTCAACTGATCCATGTTGAACAATGCATTTGCGTTGTACTGATTAGCACCTTGCTGATTTTGCAGATTAGCCAAATTCATACCTTGATTACCTGCGTATTGCTGAGACAAGGCATTATTCTTGGCCCCGGCATTAAATTGGGAATTTTGCAGCAACTGAGACAAATAATTGTTTCCAACGCCTGCGTTAAATTGTCCCATCTGATTAAGCATCTGCGCGTTGGATAGCCCCACTTGGTTTTGTGCTCCTGCGTTTTGTCCGGCAACATTATATTGTTGTCCAGATAAGCCCATGACTGCATTAAGTTGGTTTGCGCGGTCTTGGTTGTAGGCGTTTGCCTGAGCTTGTACGGCGGCATCAGTGTTGTTTTGACCGACTTGTGACAGTGCATTAGCCATTTGAGTGGCGAAAGCGTCTGCTGCCTTGCTTTCAGCAATACCGTGACGCGAACCACCATAGCCACCGTTTGCAATCGCTTCACCGCGCAATGAGCCAAGTATATTTTCCTTGAAATTCTTGGTCATGTTGTTTTGCAAGTCGCTGAACTGGTTTGCACTTTGATTTAGCCCTTTTTGAATTGAGCCAGTCAAATATGGATTGTTACCCAGGTCGCCATAGACGAAATTTCCCAATGCTGGATTCAAATTCAAAGCATTCTGACTTGGGGCATTGATCAAGCTGGCTTGTGCAGTATTTGCATTTGCCGTTTGTGGTCCATAGCCGTATGGCAAACTGGATTGAGCAACATCATATGGTGAAGTGTATCCACCTAGCGCGGCTTGCATTTGATGCGCTAAACCGCTGCTGTTAGTCAAACCCAGAGCACCTTGTCTCATTTGCTCCAAATCAAAAGGAGTAAATTTGCCGACATAATTACTTGCAGCCTGCCCTGCAAGTTGCATACCCGGGTCTTGTGGCTTATTCAATAAGCCCTGAAACTGCGGCAACAAGCCAAGATTGCGGCCTTCGTAATCACTATCTGCATAGATTGGGTTACCATTAGCATCAGTTCCGGTAGGCTTGGCACCTGGCTTCAGATTTCCCTGAAAACCGTACAGTATGTCTTGTGCGCGTGGGTCAAGTTGCTGCTGTTGGGTACCTGTTTGCGCCTTGCCTGATTTGCTTGCGGAATAAACAGCGGCCCCCGCACTAACAATGCCTGCAATCGCTCCTGCTGAAAGTCCGAAAGACATGATTATTCCTCTATTTTCTTGATTTCTCTAGGCCCAGATAATGCTTTTCTGGTCATTAGTCGATCACTTTCTTCAACTAATTCTTCCTCAATATCTTCAATGCAGACCAAATCTGTCTTGCAAATCGTCGTCCATGTTGTATCGCTGTGTGTGAACACTGCGCGCTTTATGCCTGCCTTGGCAGCAATTACGTTGTATCCTGTCAAACGCTCCACTCCATTATCTGTAGTCGCCGATATGTCGCCAACAATGACGCAGAGATGGTCCTTCTTATGCGTCGCTCCAGTTACTGCCACGCCTGCTGGTATGCTCATTGTTCTAGCGTACATGCCACCGCTGAGTGTGTGGGTAATTGGCAAATCTACCTGAGGCAACTGCAAAAGCATTGCCTCAAATTCATTTATCGATTTTTTTGAAACAATTTCACCCATCATTAGCCCCCAAGTTGCTGCATTATTCCATCAGCAAACTTCTTGACTGCTTCTGGGCTATCTTTCATCTGATCAAGTGCTTGTGCCATTTGTTTTGCTTCTGGCGTACCTTTTTGCATTAATGCAGCGACGACCTGACTAGCAATTTGCGGCGTTGGGCTTTTTGACAGACTAATTAAGAGCTGCATAGGATTGCCACCCTGTGACGGAGCCTGCATACCTTGCGCTTGCGGCATTTGTGGTGGCGCGCTACCCAGCAAGCCGCCCATTTGTGGAGCAGAACCCTGTTGCATTCCTTGCTGTGGCATACTGTCTAATAGTCCCATGATTTATCCTAAAAAGACCCAGGCACTAGTCGCGCCTTTGTAATAATAAATTCCTACACCGCTCCCGGGGTTCCATGATGTACCCTGAGCATAACGTATATCACCATCACGCGGCTTTGTCGGTGCTACGGTCGTTATGTCTAAGTGACCTGCTGCAAGCAACTGAATTGCAACCTGTATTTTCTGAAACTCACTGCGCAAAAACCGCTTCAATTCTTCTGGATCATCTGGGACTTGATCCGGCGCATAGCTTACTGTGCCTAAATTTGGAGTTTTCATTATTTATCCAAGCGTCAAACTACCAAGAACCAGCCACGTCAAGATCTACGTCAAATCCGACCAATCGCCACACGTAAGCCGTGCCATTTGATATCTTTATTGCAATGTATCGCCCAGAAACAAAGAGGTCTGTTGCTACCGTTGATCCTATCGTATATGGTACTGCTGTGCTATATGTCGGTTCACCGTCAATTGTATCACTGTAGCCAACTTGAATCATTACTGTTGTGCCATTATTGCCATCAATGCGCAACCTTAGTCCCTTGACGAGCTTAATCTTGTCTGGCGCATCAAATGTCAGCCCCCGGCGCTCAAGGTATGCTGTCGGTATTGAACCGTTAAAACTGGCTGAAGCGTCAAGCATGTAAAGCTTAGTATCTGTGGATGCCATTAGTACGCGGGTAGTGTCTGGCGTGTAATCTGGGCCGTTCCAGGCTGTCAAATCCGAGTCCCAAGCATCGCTATCTTGCGCCCATGTGCCGCCAAGGTCATTTGATACTGAGCCATAGTTTGCATGGTTCAGGTTTGGCAGATCGCGGAATGAGACAGTTTTATCAACATAGTTGTACACCATTGCTTTGTCGCAGACTGTCGAACCTATAGACGGATAGCACAAGAAAATCTCATTTAGGAATGGATTCTTGAAAACAAATACATTTGTGCGATAAGTAACGTCGATATTCTGGAAGAAGAAACGGCGCGTTTGCTTGTCAAGTACAGACTGTGCAGTCTGCCCGTCATGGATTACTACATCTGATCCAGTAACCACAAAATGCCAGCCGTCGAACTCTACCGCGCAATTACGGTTAAGCATACCGGACATGCCGAAAACTTTAGTCAGCTTTTGGATGAACTGACCGCCAACATAATCGAGACGATAAGTAGATGATTCTTTGTAGATGATGAACGAGTCGCGCAACGTAAGACCGTCAACGATAGGATCGGTCGTTTCAGCTACGTCTAATTCGCCTGCATCTTTGGTTGTGTCGGTCGGATCCCAAGTTGATGGCAATGTTCCAGGGTCGGCCGGATGCGACCATTTCACCATGAATGGGTAAGATGTGCCTGCTTTAGTCACATTCAAAGCAATCAAGAAATTCTTGTAGGCGCGCATAGACTTGCAATAGGTATTCGCAGGCCAGTTAGCAAGATCAATAAACTTGTTCGCTGTGTTCAAATCCCAAGACATCGGAACTTTACTCGTATCGCCTACGTTCAAGACAGGGATACCAGACAGCATGGCATGCGTCCACTGATTAACTACCCCGGCGCGTGGTGTTGCATGCGTAATGTCGGTATGCGTCACGACACCACCGGATGAAGTCACGGCGTATGTTTTGGCTGCGCTGGTGTAAATCCAATACCGATTACCTGAGATATTGACAGGAAAAACGTACTGAGGAACCACGGAAGGCGAGTTATAGACTTCACCATGTCCGTAGAATTGACCTGCATAACCATCAAGAAAACGGATATTACGAGCGTCACTCCAGGCGTTTTGAGGAAGCGTAGTCGCGGCAAGATCTTTGTTTACCCCATACTGACCAACATTTGGCACGCTCACCATTACCATGATAAAATCCCATTATGTGTGGATAGGGTAGCTCCCGAAAAACGGTTTCTGTGCCGTGATCCACACATCATCATCACAGAGCATTCAACAAACAGAGGTTGATTATGAAACATATTACTCAAGAGCAGGTTAAAGAGCTTTTTGTATTCTATCCAGAAACCGGAAATTTCCACTGGAAAAAATGCCTTGATAAGAGGCTTATTGGAAAACAAACAGGTGAATTGATTAAAACTGGCGCTGTAATAATAAGAACAAAATACGGGAAGTTTCAAGCGCATCGCCTTGCTTGGCTTTACATGTTTGGCTACTTTCCTAAATTTCTTGATCATATCAATGGCATAAGGTCGGATAATAGAATTTGCAATTTGAGAGAATGCACACATGCAGAAAATCACCAAAACAAAGGTATTCAATCCAATAATACTTCTGGATATCCTGGAGTTGGCTGGCATAAACTTACTCAAAAATGGCGAGCCTATATTACGCTGAATAGAAAGCAAATATCCCTTGGCTCTTTTGATGACAAGGAAAGCGCTTACAAAGCATATTGCGAGGCAAAAGCTAAGTATCATACATTTTGTCCCACGCATAGATAGTTGACGAATGGCATATTAACCTAGCAACCCATATTTATTCTTGCCGTACTGACCACCACCCAGCAAACCTCCGCCGCCTTGTTGTTGTCCGCCAGTCTGGAATTGATTGCGCCCGAAGCCTGAATTTTGCTGAAATGGGCTTTGGAAATTGTTGTTCTGTGTGCCGTTGCCGAACGCGCCTTGATTACCCCAATAGTTTTGGGCTTGTGGCTGGTTTGGGCTGGCATAGTTCGTATTCATTGCCTTCTGATACTGTTGCGTTTGCTGAAATGGCTGCAAGTATGGATTAGACTGTTGTTGAGCCTGTGGCGCTTGGTAAGGCGCTTGCTGCTGTTGTTGACCTTGCCATGGCATTTGCTGAACGAAACCTTTGTTAGTAATCCATGGGTTTTGGCCTGATACGCCGTCCATCGTGCGCATGCCTGTATCTTGGTTGATTTCACCGGGCAGCCGTGGGGCTTCACCCTTGTACGTATTGACCGGGACAAAATCAGGGTGAGTCTGCATGTACTGTTTCATCTGGAACTGTACAGATGCGTCATTCAGATTTTGGCCTGCAAATGGGTCTTCACGCGGCGCTTGATATTGGTTCTGGTTCAGCGAATCCAAGAAGCCTTGGCTCATGTGGCTGTTAGACGTTCCACCATAGGCCAACTGGTTAGCCAGCATTGCATCTATCTGCGCTTGCTGCCTTTGATTGTCGCCGAATGTCGCGCCTTGACCTGCACCGTTTGCAAGTGAGCTGATAAATGTTTCAGCGCCGCCAAGAGTGTTGAATGCGTTATTTGAATCTGTCGGATTTTGGCCGTAGCCTGCATATTGTTGGCGAAGCTTGTCAAGGAATGCGCCTTGCCCTTGCTGGCCTGCTTGGCTCATCAACGCATTGAAGTCGGGACCACGGTAATTGCCGCCTTGTACTGTAAATTCTGGCTTTGCGCCATTCATTGGCATTGCTTGATTTTGCGCATTGGCTGCTGATGCTTGATTCATAGGGCCACCAGCACCACCAAGCCACGATGCATCTTGCGCGCCTAAAAATCCGCCTGTACCACCACTGATAGACCCGGGCAAAGCTGGCTGACCTTGCTGCATCAAGCCACCCATGCCTTGACCTTTGATACTGCCTTGTATGCCACCTCTTAATGCATCAGCATCAGATGCGCCGAAAGGCTTAGCCAGATAAGGGTCGGATACCGCATTGACCCTTGCGTCACTCGTCATGAACTGCGCGCCGGGGTCAAGCGGATTATAACCATATCCACCGAAATTATATTGATTAGTTGCCATCTTGACCCCACGTTTTATTACAGATTAGACCAGTAAGAACCCAAGAAGGATTCCGAACCCATATCCAATGTCAGGGCATAGCCGCCGACCATTGTGTAATTTACTTGACTATTGCCTTGGAAACCAGCGCTACGGTATGCATTGATTACCAGATTTTTATTGATGCATTTTGCAGAGTTGGTTGCGTTGATGTAATAGTTGCCGTCGCAGACAAACTTGTTATTGCTCATGACAGAAGCATAGACACCAGGGATTGCAGCGGTAGACGCGCCATTTGTCAGGTAGAAAACTGCGCCATCTTGATTGTCGGCTTTTTTCACATATACAACTTGGTCGAGATTGACCTTATTCATGTTGTTGTTATATGTGAGTTCTTCAGCACTTGCGACCATCGCAAACAAGGAAAAAAGCAAAGTAGTAAAAAGTTTTTTCATTCAAATCACCTATAGGTTGTTAAGAAATACTGGCTTGCAATACCAGCACCTACATTTTACCACTTTACAATCTATAACAAAACGTCAGTTACTACGGCATTGACGAAGGTAGTCGTGCCGTTTCGCCATGCTGACAGAACTTTGCCATTACCCATATAGAACACGTTATTTAGCGTACTTGTAACGCTGTTTGTCGGGATGACATTGACTAAGCTAGCAACATTCAATGCCCCAGATGAATACTGCGAAATTGTCAGTGCGCTTTGTTCTGGGAAATTGCTACTGTTTGCATAGCCTGCAATTGCTCGATCACCTACCCATGTCAAGCGGTTATGCGTGATAGCAGAGCCTTTAAAAGTAAGCACAGTATTGCCAGTTATTGAAACCGATGTGCCGCTAATTGTGGCAATAATTGCCTGCCCATTTGTTGAGCCATTAGCCCATGTAACTATAGCCTGTGTGGAGTTCGCCACGCATGATGATACATACGTCGCTGCTACCGCACCAGATAGATTTTGCGCAGTATTGATTGTTGGTGTTCCAGCGGATACTGATATTACTGCGCCATAAGCAAAAGTATCTACTGTATTCTGATAACTTAAAAATGCAGAAGTACTGTTAATTGGGCTTATATTTGCATAATTGGTAGCGTTTGCAGTGCCAGCAGCGTTGCCAGAATTAGTAATTGTTGTACCTGATATTGCCACATCAAAAACGCGCATTGCGCTATTTGCGTATGCGGTCAAAAGGCATTCAGTAGCCGAAAGAGCGCAAGCTGAAAGAGTTCCAGAAGTGGGCGCGTTGCCAGTTATTTGTAATGGTGTGCCACGGCTCAAAGTACTGCCAGAAACAGAAAGCACTACAGCATTTGGGAAGCCAGAACTACTTAATGTGTAATAAACTAATGCTGTCGTAGATGTTAATTTGCATATTGAAAATCCAGTTGAAGTAGCGGCAGCAGCACTTGCTATTACATCAAACGGAGTTCCAACATTTATTGTGTTACCTGATGTAATATCAATAATCACAGAAACAATTTTTTGCGAAGCATTTTCCATCCACAAAAGCAAAAATTTTGTAGCAGACAAGGCCACGCCTTGCACTGCATTTGCCGCAGTGTTAATAACAGCAACAGCATTTGCAGCAGTTATCGACCCATTTCCAAATGGAAACAGAGGGCTTGCATCAAAGTTTTCATTGCCTACAAACCAGTTTGCATAAGTGCCATTGACTGAGTTCGCTGCGACGTAAAAAGTGGCGAATTGTCCAGGCAACAAAGTGGCTTTGATGTTGCCGCTGCTATCTACTACGTTAAACGAGTAATAGCCACTATTGCGGATTGCCTGAGCGGGGCCGCCAAGTGACAATGTGCTTTCAGCGGGAAGATTAACCGATTGACCAGCAGCGGTCATGGATACGATCTGGTAGCGATTGCTTGAAGATGTCAGTGTGATGCTTGTAGCACTGCTGACGACAGATGCGCCGCCAGTGACATTCAAAGCAGCCCAGCTTGCATTGGTTCCGTCAGTAGTGACGTATTTACCTGCGTTACCCGCCTGAGCTGGCAAAGCAGATGCAAACGCTGTAGCCGCTACGAATGCGGTACTTGCTGCCAATGTGGAGCTATTCCCAGCAGCTTGAGTCGCAACTGTTGTAGTAGCACCAGTAAAATCTTGCGCTCCAGTCCATGCCTGACCAGCGACATTGCCTTTTGCAGTCATGCTGGGGCCGGACAATGTGCCAGACACCGATAAGTCACCTGTTACGGCTTGTGTACCGACCATTGTAAGATTGCCGGTAAATGTCTGGTTGCCAGTGCGCGCCAAGTATGCAGAGCCGCCCAGCAGCACCATGTTTGTACCATCGTAATACAACAACAATGGTTGATTTGCGACGATATCACCAGCGCTTGGGTCAGCGCCTAGCACTGTCTTAATTGACTTTGCGCCAAGACCAGAGACATTGATGGTAACAGAACCGCCAATGCCAGCCAGTGTCGGCACATAGACAAACATGGTTTGCGATGTATAGGATGCAAGAGCAACTGTAGGAGTAAGGACGTGTGCTGATGCAGTACCAGAGAATACGCCGCCGACCATAACTGCGCCAGTGAAACCGGGGAAGGTATTCTTATTAGTCGTCTTCACAAGACGAAAATGATCATCGCCGAGCGATTTCGCGTCCGACCCAAGTGGGTTGGTGACAACAAGATCATTGATATATACGCCTGACTCAAGACCCATGATATAATCCCCTAGGTGTTTGTGTTTGAATGTTTTTGATTATGGAGACGACATGATAGAGCAATGGAAAGATGTAACTGGATTTGAAGGTATGTATCAAGTGTCCAATTTTGGGAATGTAAAAAGTATTCCATCTACGGATAGCAAAAGGCTTGGAAAAATTCTTTCTCCGGGAAAAGGTAAATATGGTCATTGCGGCATTCAACTTTATAAAAACGGTAAAAAATATAAAGCTTTGGTTCATCGTCTTGTTGCAATTCATTTTATTTCGCCCGCACCTGAAGGATGCGAAGTTAATCATATTGACTTTGATCCAACAAATAATCATGTCTCTAATTTGGAATGGGCTACACATCAACAAAACATCTATCATTCTCGACATAGGCTTGCGAATAAAAAAGGCGAAGAATGTACTCACTCCAAAGTCACCGAACAAGACGTTATTGCCATGCGCGCTGAATATGCGGCTGGCGGCATTTCCTTTGTGAAACTGGCAAAGAAATACAATGTATGCCCACAGCAATGCCACAGGATTATCAGGCGTGAGCGTTGGGCGCATATTTGACACTATTTCACCCTCACTCTCATGGTAGAGCCGGAATACCAATCAATCGAATTGATGGCTGCGACGGCTTCTTGATATTTAGCCTGGAATACAGGGATTCTTGCATCGTTCATGATGAAAGGCTGTGCTTCACACAATGCCGCCCACAGGTAGCAATTTGGGAAGTTTGTTAGCAGCCAGTTTGTTGTATTTGTATTGCTCAGTGACGGTATTCTTTGCTGATATGTCAGCTCAAGCGTATAAGCTGTGTCTGGTATTGGTGCAAGTTGAATCTGCGCACCGATGACAGCGAATATTGCAGGTTTTCCGACTTGCGATGTGGGATAATCTGCTGTCAACTGGTCTGGCGCTTCATACCGCAATGGGATAACCGGATCAGTGACCAGTATCAAGCGCTTCATTTCCAGCATGTCGCTTGGCAATGTAATATATGCATTACCTGCCGTGGCTGTTAAATTAGTGCGTACTTCCATTGACCTTGCGTCAAGGTCTGCTGACATGCGGCCTTCTGCCAAGCTGATAAAGTCTGGCGCGACTGTCGCTAGATCAGCACGATGCAGCCAGTTAATTATCGCAGCCTGAAGACTCGCATAATCAGTTATTGCGCTCATACCTTACCGCCCCAAACGCGGAACGCTGCCAAAGCTGGATCATTCACCATTGCCTTGATATGCACACGGTTAGCCATGAACTCCTCAAAGCTGATGCCTTTGTCGTTGATGTACTTTTCAACCATGACCATGGGAATAGATGCCACATGACGCATTTCGCTTGTCCCATGATGGCCTTCTTTGTGCAAGGCTTGAGTATGTTCGGCAATCGCTGTGCAATCCTGCACCCGTTCAAACGTGACATTGCCGTCATTGACGTGGATTTTGGTTTGGATATCCATGTTGTCAATCTCACATGTTTTCGAGTGGCGATACCTGCACGACACCAGCAGATGAAACCTGAATTGCTGCTATCTTGTCGTTACCATTCACTGTCAAGATAACTGCATCACCAGGCTGCACTTGCAAGTCTGTTGTAACCGCTGTAGCCGACGTTTTACCAAGGCGCACACATGCAGGCGCTGTCGCAGCTATGCGGATGTAGCGCGGCAGGTTGCCACTTGAATCATTTGGTATTGTCACTGAAGCAGACGTGCCGGATGTGGTGATTGCCACGCCCGTAGTCTGGCTTGATACGGTGATATATCCACCATCCATGAAATTCTCCTGCGCTTCTCAGCGTTTTACTTCAATTCGGGAAATGGCGGGACTTTCACCCGCCTGTTCTTAGATCACGTAGTAGTGAATATACACGTTACCGACCAAACCCGCTGTAGTTGCTGAGCCTGTGCCAGTCACAAACTGCGAAGTCGTCATTTTCTGTACGAACTTGCCGTTTGTTGAGCCATCTACATGATTATCGACGACTTTCTCAGTACCACCCAGCGCGTAAGTATCAATCAAGTTTGCGCTTGATGTCGTACCATTTGCTGCCACGCCAAAGGAGCCATTTGCCGCACCTGTTGACTTGGTTGTGATGTCAATTTGAAAGCGTTCAATGATGATTGAACTGTTCTCAGGGTTTGCCCAAGAGAACAACGCGCCGCCAGTTGTAGCCGCAACACCAGTAATGGCAATCTTTGCCACTTTGATGCCACGGTAGTTCTGAACGCCGCCGCCAAAGGACGCAACTGCAACTGAGTTGGAGTCCTGGATATCAACGCCGCCATCTGGACGCTGTACGTAATTACCTGCCATGATATCTTCCTTTCATTTTCAAACAGGCGACCGAAGCCGCCTATATTTAAGTTGTCAATATCATAATAGGTCGTAGACAGCGCCGCCACTTTTCGGCGAGCGATATTCGAGCGTGTACTCAACAATCAATTCACGTTGCAGCGCATCGCCTGTTGTCGCCAATTCGATGGTTTGGAATGGACGCAGGTAAGATATCGATACCATGTCAGACTGAATGATGAACGCATCGCGGCCAAGCTGGAAGCGGTTTGGAACGACTTTCATCGTGCCGAAATCAGATTCGTACACATCAATGGACGAAACCAGTTTAGACGTTGCGGCTTGTCCGATACGGGTTTGGTTACCAGAGAATGTGGAGAATGTTTGCTTCTGTGCAGAGCCGACCATGATTGTGTCAGGATCGCCACCAGCGGTGAATATCTTTTGCAAGACGTTCTTGAGCTGGGCTTCAGTGAATGCACGTTGTGTACCCAGAGTGCGATCAGTGTTGCCTGTGTAGCTTGCCAGAGTACCGCCGTTGTTATCGACGTTATCTACCAGCCAGCCGGGCAGACCACGTGCTTGACGTGGAGAGGATGCCTTAACACCCAATTGGCACAGAGCGGATTCCATATCGCGCTTCAGTTCCAGGGAAGCCATGGACAACTGGTAAGCCAGTTCGTCTTTGCGGCCTGCTGGATTCATCGCTTGTTGCGTACCGGAGACGATCACTGTTTTTGTCGCAATCTGAGTAGAATTGCTCAAACGAACAGTAGGGGTCACGGTTTTTGCAGATGCATTGTCACCCTCAGCTTGCGCATTGGATGTCACTGCGGCTGCCAAATCTTGAGTTTGCCACTCGTGATTTGTATTTGTTGCTTTGCCCTTTGCTGCGAGGTTCATCAAAGGGGTAGTGGTTGGTGAAATGCGATAGATGATGTCTGTCAAATCTTCGCGGTTACCGATTGCGCTCGTGGTAACAAAGGTACCTGATGGTGCTGCCATGATTATTTCTCCTGCGTCTCTTGACGTTTAGATTAAGCCTTTAAATACGTTTGCGGCATCCATGACACTTCCTGATTTTTTCAGTCGTTCCATGTTTTGCTTGTTGGAACTTGTGTCCGGTTTCTCGCCGCTTCCTGGTTTCAATACTTTTTGCGGCACTTCAGCAACCTTTTTGGCTGCTGCACTTGCCTTCGCCATCATCGCGTCGAATTGCATCGCTTTACGACTGAGATAATAGGCTTTATGGTCGTACAAATTTGCAAGAGTTTGTTCGTCAAAACCTTTTTCAAGCATGTAGTTGCGAACTGCAACCTTCTCTGCTTCAAACTTTTTTGGGTCTTTCCACTCAGGAATTTTTTCCAGTAAATTCTGAAATTCCGTCGCTTCAACGATCTTCAAATGTTTTTGGTACTCTTGCTGGTCGATTTGCTTAATTAACTGCTGATCATGGTGTATTTTCTGGAGTGCAGATTGTCTCTCGTTAAAGAGGTGCTGCAACCGGACATACTCAACAGGATCATTTTCAGATAATGATTTCCAATCGACGTTGTTAAATTGTGCCAGATCACCCTCAATCTGCGCGCTGAGCTTATTTAGCCCGTTTGCATACTGTTGGCGCTCTTGCTGCGCTTTCTGCATTTCTGCTTCGGCGGCTTTACGCTGCTCGGCTACTTCCATGGTCTTTTTGGTGTAGTCGGATTGACGCAGACCATTTTTGTAGGCTTCTGCCAATTCCTCTTTGGTCAGCTTGACTGTCTTGCCATCTACTTCTATGGTGACTTCATTGCTGTCCGCTTCAGGCTCGGCTGGTTCTTCTTTCTCAGGCTCATCAGCTTCAGGATTGTCCTCTTCAGGGTCTTGAGGTGCTTCTGGGTCGTCCTTCTTTTCTTCTAAATCTTTAGCACTTTGCTCGTCGTTTCCTTCAAACAGACTGCTAAAAGCTTGTGTTGCATCGTTAATGCTAAGTGCTTCGTTACCGCTGGATTCAGTTCCCTGATTGTCCATTTTATTTCCTTTGCCCGAGGTCTATCGACGGTGAGGCGTTATGCTCTTTCGAGCGTTAAAAAACTCTAAGCAGTGCTTATTGCTTGACAGTATAAATCATGCTTGATTCCAATGCACAAATTATTTTCTTAGTCAAACCTTTTTACTACAAATCTACATGCAGCCCGTTATTCGTGTCGTAACCAGCTTTACCTTTCAGTACGCGCACCCAGCCACGTTTGGCAGAGATCATTTCGGATTTAGGCTCAGGATGCCACGCCATAGCGATAGAGTCATTCGTTACGTCGAAGTCAGCAACTAGCTTGACCAGCTCGTCAAACGTTGCGCCAGGCTTTTCTTGTGTTCCAATTCGAGACATGTCAGTTTTCCTGTTTCCATTGCTGTTGTTAAGTGAATCTTTACCCGCTTGAGCATTTGCAGATACATGTAAATCTTCTCTCTTGCCTCTGCGTCTCTTGCGGGTGAATTCATCCATTGCTCTGTCATTTCCTTTTCTATGGCGGCAAACACATTTTGAAATACTTCATTTTGAAGTACTTCAGTTGCGCGGTTGCCCTCATATATTCGTTGCGAGTCGTTCATTCTGGCTGCCCTTCTTGTGGCTCGTAACCTTCATTGCCCGGCATCTCTGCCTGTTCTTCTTCCTCTATGGCTTCAGCAGCGCCTATTTGCGCAGCGGTGACAGTTGTCTTGGCCGCTATTTGCGCTGTCAATATTCTTGTCTCAGCATCAAGTTGAGCTTTCCATGCTTCAAATGCTCGTTGCTTCTCTGCTTCTTGTGCGTCATATGCCCACTTGTCACGTTCAAGCTGTGCATCAAGCTCGGCTTTGTGTTGACGTTCCTGCATGTCAAACTGTGCTTGCTGCATTTGCTTGGTTGCTTCAAGGTTCAGCTCATCGTGCCTTGCTTGTGATTCTGCTGCGAGTTCTGCTTGTCGTACTTGCATCTGGCCTTGGTGCTTCTGCTGGTCAGATTGAGTCTGCATCTGGAATTTCTGTTGCTCAAGCTGCATCTGCGCTTGAATCTTCATTTGTTCTGGATTAGGCTGTTCAGGCTTCGGCGGTGCTTTGCTTGGGTCACTGAAAAACTTGTCGGCGTTCTTATAGCCGATTGTCTTTGACAATTCGACATTGAGATTATAAACGTTTTCTGGAGTGGCAACACCTATCTGCATATCAGATTGCTGCTTCTGAGCTAGTGCCATCAAGTGACCAACTTTTTGATCTTTGTTGCCCAGGCCAATGCCGACATTGATATTTACGTCGAAACCATTACGCCATTCGCGGGGGTCAATATCCACCCACTGACCATTCAGCTTGACTTCAGTGCGCTTGTTCTGATGCTGGCCTATGAGCTTCAGGACTTGCTTGAATAGTTCTGCAAAGCCTTCGGCAAAGTTGCGCGCTATCAGGTCAAGGCGCATGTCGGCTTTGTTGGTGACAATGTTAGCCTGCGTTGCTGTGCCTACATTCAGGCCAGACGCATCATTGCCCATGGATTGACGAGACCAGCCGGTGCGGTTTTCTAGGTCTTGCTGCATGTATTCCATCAAGCCCATGGTTTCGGCTGTGTTGCCTTGTGCTTGATCAAGTCGGCCTACTGAGTTAGGCTGCTTGACGCGCACCACACCGCCTGGGCGCGAAGTCAGCAGGTCGTCAAGATTGACTTGGTTTTCAACTGCGTAGTAACGACCATTCACATTCAGGTACAGGTTATCAAGCTGACTGCGCAAAATGCTTGTCTTGACCTTTTGGCTTTCCATTGCCAGATCAGCAATCGACAAACCAAAGAAGGTATGCGGCAGAGGAACGGGCGTAATGTCAACAAACGGGATAATGTCGATTTCTTCATTGTCTAGCATTTCATTGCCAGCAACAGTGACTTTGCGCAGCTCTGCAATGCCGTCACCGTCGTAGTCCACGCGAACATAGCATTCTGTTACCCAGACAAGGCGCTGGCTTTCATCTACTGATGTTTCGTCTGACAGGTAGGCGTTTTCGTCATTCCAGCTTAGACGCTGGATGCGCTCCAGGTTGACGGCTTGGCTTTGGTCTTCGCCGCTGATGTCGTCAACGTTTTTATAGCCCATTGACTTCAATTCGGATACTGTGCGTTGTACGCGGTGCCCGACAAACTTTGCGTCTTGTATATTCTTGGCGTTACGTGCAATGAGGAATTCTTCAGGCGGGACGTTGCTTATCTGTATCTTGCCTTCTTTGTTCACCCGTTTGCATGTGATGTCATAAGCCATGACAGGCGGCTGAGATTGAATCTGCTGTATCTGCTGCTGAAGCTGGGCAACGGCCTGTTGTGCTTGCGGATTGCCCTGCATGGCGGCTTGTTGCGCTTGCTGAAGCTGGGTATTTGCTTGGTCTAATGCTTCTTGGCGCTGTTTAGCGTCATACTCGTCAGGGTAAGCGTCTTGCGCTATGACCTCAATCTCTGGATCATCCATGACTTGCGCCAGTTCTACCTGGCTGAGATTCTTGTATTCTTCTTTCTTCTCTTCAAAGCGAGTGTCCCACCAGACTTTAATGATGCCGTTCTTTTGCAGAAGCGCATCTTTCATCCAAGTGTAGGCGATCTTATGCCCGTTGTTCTTCTTGAAGAAAAGGTAATTGATGTATTCTGTGGCAAGCTTTGCCTTTGGCTCGTCGTCTGGTGTCTGCGCGTCAAATTCGGCAACAGTATCACCGCCGCAGAACGTGACCATGAGCTGAGGAAGCATTGCTTCAATGGTGTCTCGAACATCCGTAGAAACAACAGACGAGCGCCCGTCAACTTCAGGCGGGGAAAGATCACCAACAGCCAAGCCAAGATAATAATACTCGGCCTTCTGTCTGGCGTTTGATAGTTTTGACGATGAGTACCCTAATGATTGGCGCATCTCCATTTGCACCATGGCTTTTAGTTCATTGTCATTCATGCCTTTGTCAGCCATATTCCCTCGCGTCTCTCGACGTTTGTTTTGCTCAAATTATCGCAATGATAAACTATGTTGCCAAGTCTTGTCACTTATTTGACGTATTTTGTCAATGACAATTATTGTCATGTTGTTGTGAGTTTAGGGTAATTGAGTTTGCCGCCCCATTCTTCATTGGTCATGTTCTCGGCATTCACGCATATATAACGCAGGTTATCAGCGCCATGACTGAATTCATCGTGTAAAGGTGCGCCGGGTTCCTGGGTTTGCGCATTGATTGACCGCTTATAACGTTTTGCGCATTGAATCAGGCGCTTGGCCTTCTCTTTGTCGAAGTATATCCGTACGAATGTCATGCGCGTCAGCTTGATGCCGTCTTCTATGCTCATGTTCGGCGTTATCTCAACGTCCCAGCCCAATGCAGTCAAGCATTCTTCCGCGCTCTTGCCTGTCTGTGCGTTTCTTGCCCGGCCATCGTGCGGCAAATAGCACTTGCCCCAATTGTATTTGTTCTCTTTTAGTAACGTTGTAAAGTGGTCGTATGTTTGATGGCTGTCTTCATAGTATCCAATGACGTTCAATGCTGATGCTTGCTTCTGGACAAGGCTGATTGTCATTGCGTCATTCCAGCCCAAGTCCCAAACAAGATGCACTTTCAGCAATGGGTCATAAGGCACATTGCATATTCGCCCGTTTGCTTCAGTGGCGGCAACCTCGTTGTAATAGATCGCTCCAGCAACAGCGGGTTTGCATTCACCGCCCCAGATATTCTTGTAGCCTTCAGGATCGCGATGCAAGCAGGTCAGGCGCTCTTTCTCCAGCACTTCAGGGAACCAGGGATTATCCTCCCAGTTCATGAGTATCGATACGCAATCGTGCGGCGGATCGATGACAAAGCGCACATGCGTCGGATCGGTGTCCAGTTCCGGATTGTATGTTACCCATATCTCGGAGTCAGCAGTCCTGATCGTAGGCGCAAGTATTGACCAAGACCGCTCCGTCACCGCTTGGCCTTCTTCTACCCATGCTTTAGTGCAACCCTCGAATGATTTGATTGTGTCGACTGTCTGATCGCTCAGGCCGGAATAGTAAAAGCGCGTACCATTCTTGCCGCGAATCTCTGTTTCGAGCACTTGATAGAAATGACCAAGGTTCATCGCTTCAATCTGGTCTTTCAGCAGTTGATGCACAGATTGCTTGATTGATTTCTGGATTTCACGGCAGCACAGGACGCGCTCCGTTTTCATCGTGCCAAGGATTAACAATGCCCTAGCGAATCCCCATGATTTACCCGACCCCCTCCCGCCCCTAGCTACCTTATAGCGCGATGGTTGAAATAGGAACTCAAGCTTTTCTGGAAACGTTATATCCATAAATATATTTGCATTCTTCTCTATATGAATATTTTTACGTTAAATTCTGATTTCACAAATACCTAGCTCGTAGCAATTCAAACAAATGCTTATTTAACCGAATATTATTTTGTTTCAGACTTTGCCTTAACAAAAGAAACGGTCAAGTTTTGCTCAATCGGAGCGCCGTCTTTACCAGTTAGTTCCACTTTGTCAGAGTAATGACCAGATGCCTTGCCACGCGATACTTCAGCCGCTATAGCCGCGCTTAATTGGCTTGCATCCTTGGCTAGCTCCCTAAGTACGCGGAGCTCTTCTAGGTGGCTTTCAAGCGTTATCTGAGCCTTTTGAACGATAGGCTTGCGTATCTCTTCGACCCTTTGCCAAACCTTAGGGTCATCCATGAGCTTTGAAGCGCTTACGTGGATAGATGAATCCTTAGTTGTCTCTCTCACATCAAAGGAATTGCGATATGCGTCAGCCTGGGTCATACCACTGGCAACGCATTGCGCAAACTTCTCCTGCTTTGGTGTCAATTGAGTATCATCTTCCATGCTTCTCTCTCATATCCTTGGCAATTCAGTCTCACCGGGCATTTTTGCGTTAATTGGTCTTGGCGTATCTTCTCGCCCATTGTAAAAGTAAGTCGTGTTAATTTGCTGTTCTTTTGCCCAGATTAGCGCTTCTAGGCGCTGTCTTTCCTTTAGCTTGGCTCTTACCTGTTCTGGGTTATCATTCGCATCAACTTTTACAAGTTGTCCATAATATGCCATGAACTCTTCGCCATTCAAATTTATTAGGCAGCAGTTTGATGCTTTGAATGGGGCAATTCCACCTACTACGTACTTTTGTACTCGATCAACTGCATACTTTACTTTTCTTCGCCTATCAACTGGATAACATTTTGTTACTGCAAATGCCTTCTTAACAATAACACAATCACCGTCTTTTACTTCCCATGCACGATGAAGTTGCGCCTTTAATTCTGCCAACTCATCAGCAATCACTTTCTTGCTGCTATTCTTGTATTTTACCCAGCAATGTATTATGTCTTCCGTTATTCCTGGAACAGCTTTTAATTGAGCAGATGAGTCAATTTCAATCTCATTGTATGGCTTTCCATCAACAGCGATAATGAATTTGCCAGAATATCTATCAACTCTACAATATATCTTGCTCGGCTTTTCGCTGTCTTGCTTGGTCATTTTGATAACTCCATTTATGCTAGTGCGTAATCGTGATGGCTGCACAGTGGGCAATGCACATCTTTCTGTGGCGGGTCTGACATAAGCAATATGCCTGGGCTTGTATCCACCATCTCATGGCCGCACTTAGGGCAAGCGATACCGTTCTTCTTTGCAAAGCCTGCTGCGTGTAATTGACGCTTCAGGTTGTTATGCTCTTGTAGTGAAATCACTTTGTCAACTTCCCTGTAAAAGGTTGCTTCTTGTGAGCTTCCAGCAGTTGCACAGCCATTGCGCCTAATCTTGCATCACGCACCGATGGCTCACCGATGTTTGCTACCAGCGCATCATAATCAGCTTGCGCTCTTGCCTGGATGCGCTTGTTCTTCTCGTGCATGTATTGTGCGATGTCTTTGTGAATGTCCATCTCTGCTTCTGGGTCTTTTGGCATTGTGTTATCGCCTACGAATTTCAGGAGCAGGGCGTTGTATTTGGCTTGTAGGTCAGTCACGCTTAGGCTCCCATCTGTAATTGTGCTTTATCAGCCCGTCTTCAGGGTCAGTTTCAGCTAATGCAATTGCCTTATCAAATATTGCCATAACTTCATCATGCGTGTGACTTTGTTCATATTTCAACAATTCTAAGCCGTTGTTTTGTTTGCCTATTGCTTGATAGAGATAAAGCTTCCCGCTGTTGACCATTGGATATTCGCCTTGGATAAGCATTATCGCTGCTTCCGAGCTAAATTTGCGCGCATCTTGGTCAATAAAAGCAATTGGCTGATCATTTGCATCTACTGCGAAAGCCTTGGATGTCCACTTATCGGGCGACTGGATCATCTCCTTAGCCTTACGCAGAGCTTCAGACGATTTTATGTCTGGATAATATACGTAATCTTTCGGCCTTGTAAATTTAGGCTTGGCTTGTAGGTCGGCGCTCATTTCCCGTCATCCTGTAGGTTAGCTTGCTCTCTCAAAGCCTTCACGTCAGCAGCAAATTGAGCCAGGTTGTTACCGTAGCCTGCCTTTACAGCGAATTCAATCATGTGACGCAATTTGTCGCCAATGAATTCTTCAGGCTTATTCTCGGCATCATGCTCTTTTTGGATTTTGTCTTGTTCGGCAAGAATATTATCAATTGCCTGCCTTTGCTTTTCTCTGGCGCGCCATTGCTGCTCCATGTCACTTTTTATTTTTTCGGCGTTTGATTTGCAGCCACATGAGCCATCTTGGTTCTTGATTCCTTTGCAATTGTTGCAGTCATATTGTTTTGGCAGTGATGCAGAAGATATGCTGCAATTGTACTGTTGGCCTGCAAGGTAATCGAGTGCATTATATTGATTACTCATGCTGTATTGCACCCCGCCGCAATATTGATTTGCAGCATTGATATTCATGGCACTTGCTTGGTTGCTGGGGAATGGTGGTGCGGCTGGTGTGGCTTGGGCTATTGTCCGGGGGCTGATGTAGTCGGCAAGCTCTTTGCGAGTTTTGAATATTTTTTGTTTGCCGCCATATTCACGCAAATAGATTAACCCATCTATTTCATGGACTGAAAATTTGAATTGATTTGTCATTTTAACGGTTCCCTTTGGATTATCGTTAGTTGATTGAATTACTACTCTGTCGGCGCTGGTGTCTCGGTCTTCTTGTCAAGATCAGCGAACCATTTACCCATATCCTTAGCAGTTGCGAAGATTGTTTCTAAGTTATCAGCGCAACTTAGGACTATGTAGCCGTTTGAAACTTTGCGGACTTTGAAATCGTCGTCTTTCATTTTCATTCACCGATACCTTAACAGCCGCGTTTGCCGGGCTTAGGCATTGGATTCTTTCCTGGTGCTGGCTTAGATGGCTTTTTCATGACTTACCTCAATTTTCGATAGTTTCTTTTCAATCATCAAAACCCTTATTGCAAGCAATTCTACGCTATACGCTGGGTCGTCTCGTATTTGATCTTCAAGTGTTTTTATTTCCTGCTGCGTGATTCCCATTGCATGAGCAGCATCTGTCAAACTTGATGTGCGATCATAATTCCTTGTTAAATCCAGCTTTTTCATGGTGTTACCTCAGTGTAAAAGTGTGGTTTCAGAGTAAAACTTATCCATCAACAACATAAAATCTTCATCCCATGGCGATTCATACAGCATTTCTTCAATGTGGCCTTGCCGATTCATCCATTCCAAAAACTGACAAGTCGTTATGTCTTCTTGGTATGTAGGGTAAAGTTCAACAAGCGACACTATCATTTTACCATATTCCTATCTGTAAAAATACCCGATCAGCCATTTCCTAGACTGACCGGGCGAACTCGTGAACGAATGCTCAAACGAGGGGGAAGCGGTGCGGTTGCCAGATATGATCACCTCCTTTCATCGAAAAAAGAGGGGTCTAACGTATTCTTTCAATGCCCTTTACGACTCCAGCCTCACCACCTTGGAATACTAGCTGGTATTGCGGCTTTACTTCATCGTGGCTGGATAGCGAGTAGACTTGCGATGCTTCTAGTGCTTTCCTAGCGTGTGGGCAAGGCCATTTATTGGCTGGCAGGAGGGCTAAATCGCCAATTTTCATTGTGCTGAAATTGATTTCTATCGGGTTCATGCTTAACCTTTAATTATCGTCTCTGGCTCTGGAGTGGTGTGGCCGACCGTGTACCAGACTTGTAATAGCAAGGAGACTATTACCCCATATGTGAGGAACCATTTTTGAGACGTGCTACTGTCTATACCAATGACCAACGACCTACAACAACACTTGAAACTATTTTGATTCTGCTGCCTGCAAAGCGGCAATTATTGCGTTTGCCTGCTCTTCACGCTCGACTTCGCAAATTCCAGAAATAGAAAATGCTTTCCCATCTTCTACAAATTTTGCCACGGTATAGGTTATTTTTGGTTTAACGCTATACGTTACTTTTTTTTCATTTTCAGACATTTGCTTCTCCGTTTATGTTCATTCATAATAGCCCAAATAGCAGGGGCATTCAAGACTAATCATCCTCAACGCCAATTTTATCAGGCGCTATTTTTGCAGCCAATCGCCTGAGTCGGTCAACCTCTCTTGTCAGCGCTAATTCTACACTGCCATAGTGTTTAGAATCACTACGGTATTCGCTCAGGAACCCAGCTATTTCATTTGCGCGCCTAGTCAATATCTCCTCAACCTGACGACTTTCTGATTCTGTTAATTGATTCATCATTTCCCCCTTGTAGGATTATCGCGGTATTTCCGGCGCTTTGGCTGGCTAGTCGGCAAAAGCATTTCTGCTCTTGTTAGCTCAGGATCGTGCATTAATTCTCTGAAAGCTAGCCATTTCTTGCGTTCAATTGTCGCCCATGGCTCTGGCAGTCGATCAAGTGGTACGACTTTAGGCAAGCTCAATTTCTCAAACTCACCTTTCAGCCACCCCATCAGACCGACAATAAGCAGAGTGACTAGGATTATGCTTGTGTATAGTTCATATTCGGTCATGATTCTTCCTTGAATTCCGGGAGCGGCGTCCAGTGCGTAGGGCTTGATGGATAGTCACCATACTGCGCATAAAATTTACCCTCTTCACTATCAAAGGCCGCAATCTCATACAAGATTTTAGGACTGCCATCTATAGCAGATTTATATTTAAAGCAAGTAAGCACATCTTGGCCGCCTTCCGGCAATACATCCTCTACCTTGTGCCAAACTGGCGCATTCAGCCTATCACACACCATCCGCGCAGTTTCATCGCAAGCCAAATCTTCGCCAGCATCATTTTCTTTGCTGCACCAGATAATGATCTTGTCGTCTTCAGAATGTACTTCGCCCATTCCAGGCGCGTGCCATTTGCTCATGATTTCATCGCTTCACGGTTGCGGATTCGTTTAGCCAAGTTCTCGCATGTGTTTTTACCTGCGTCATAAACTGCGTCGTCAACAAACTCAAACAGGCTTTTAGCTGCTTCATCACATATCTTTGCGCATTCCTCACGCTCAATAAGCACCATGGCAGCAGCAAATTTCAACAAGTCTCCCATGATGTTTTCTTTTTCCAAAGGCCGGATGAAATTCTTTTCACTTCCATCTTGATAATTGATAGTTCCAGTTTGGAACCCGGCCTCACGCGCAATCTTTAGGATTTCTTCGGGGGTCATTTCATCTTCCTTGCAATTTCAGCAGCAGCTTTTACTACAGCTAAATTTGGGCAATTGTCTGCTGATAGCATTACCTCTTCGCCTTCGCTATTGTATGTCAAGCATACCCATGCGCCTTCTTCTTGCGGGACAAGGCCAATACGCAGTTTTATTTGCAATCTGCGATTTTGCGCATCACTGGCAATTGGATTCCATAATGTTGTTCCACAAGCAAGCAAAAACCCATTTCCGCGAAATGCATCCCCGCGCCACAGATCAATTCCCCCAGCCTTAGCCGCCAGCATCAGCAATTCTTTGTCTTCATCTGTCATGGCTATTCCTCTATACGATCAGCAACAGGTGTAACGATGCGGTATGCGATGATTATATGATCGTTATCTCTTGGCGCATTCCAATGCATTTCGTCCGGCTTTCCTATTTCTAATCTTCCGCATGAGCATTTTATTTCTACTATTGCAGAGGAATGCACCGGGCATTCCCCGCCCTCCCACTTTATCCAGCCATCGTCAGCAATAGGGGCAGGATCAGTGCTTTCTTGACGCTTCCAAACCATTGGATTTCCGCCATAATATGCAAGCGTAGCTTCAATCATTTTACGATCATCATAAGGCTTTGGCTGCTCATACTTATGCGCCTCCGCCTCTTTTTCCGCAGTTTGCAGGGCTATTTGGGCAATCGTGGCGGCAATGATGTTGTCGGCTATGCGCGATGGATTGATTTTTACGCCTAATGCATCAATCAAGTTTTGGCGGGCTTTCTCGGCTTCCGCTTTCAGTTTTGATATGTCGGTCATGGTTATTCCTTAACTGGCGTTTTTCAGGGCGTGGCCTAATTGATAGGCAACTTCTTTTATTAGTTTATCGGTCGGTATTTGTGTCAATGCTTCTTTTGTCAGCGCATACCCATACACTTTTCCGCCGCATGTTAGCCTGACATGCATCAATAATCTAAGATGATCAATGACAGCCTTTATTTTTAAAACATCAAGTGTTTTGAAACTTCGCATTGATAGCATTGGGTCAGGGTCATCCTTTTTGCAAAAATACATAGTGTCAAACTGTTCATATGGGAATTTGTTGTAAAACTCCATTTCATAGTTTGTTTCAACCGTATCCAGATGCTTAGATAGTATTGTGCTATGCCCGATAATTTCTTTTATTTCTCTCAACTCGCACTCAACTTGATGTAGCTTGTTTAGTGCTGTTTTCTTATCGACTTCTACAAAAGTTTTTTCTAATGCAAGACTGGAAATCTTTTCGCGCATAGCACGCCTTTGATTTCTCCCGAAGCGTTTTGACATATAAAATCCTATCTGCTAATGGTGAACTAGGCTCTCGTCAGGCAAAGAAACGCCTAGCAATCTATTACTTTCCGTGGTTTTCGTGGAATCCGTATTTAATTTCCGCTTCTTTTCTTGCGCTAAAAGCATCTTCAATATTTTTGAATCTTCCTAGCCATAATTGTTTTTTATCTACAGTTATACTGGCTGCATAAGTCCCAAACTTTTCTAAATAAACGCCACTCATGCCAGTTGAATTTTTTTTATAAAGGGCTTTATTTTTCTTATTTTTAGCTTGTGCAATATCCCTTAAATTTGATATTTTGTTATCACTTCTATTTTGATTAATATGGTCAATTTCATTAATCGGCAATTTCCCATATACATAAAGCCATGCCAATCTGTGCGCATAATATTGCGATCTTGAAATTGCAATATGGACGTATTCATCTTTCCGAATAGTTCCGGCAACTAAATTAGGTCTCCTTCCTGTTCCTTTTTTTAGCCAATGGAATATTCCAGTTTCAGGGTTATACGTTAATAGCGACTTTAATTCCTCTTGCGTAATCATTTTCAATTGCCCAATGCAAAAAGGCTTTAAATGCGCCGTCACCTTTCGGAGTTGGAATAATGGGATTAACACCCACCACGACGCATTTAAAGCCTTGTTAATTTGCCAGATTCCAAGCTAGCTGATTCATACATACTACATCACAAACTACATTTATTCAAGGCGCTTTTACCACATTAAACTGGAAGGCAAGCGCAAGGTTGAGCGTGTCTTTGCGTGAGGCTTTGCAGTGGTAACGAAAAAGACTAATTAGAAGCATTGTAATTTCCAAAAAGAAAATAAGCTGTCAGCAAAAAATCATTTCTTGCGTTAGAAAACTTCCTACATTAGCATAGGAATTCATCCTACAGGCTTTTTCCTACATGCCGTGTAAGACAAACCACTACAAGGCATTATTGATCATCTTTGTGTTTTTCATACATGATGCCGCCAAGCCACTCACCAAGCAGACAGCAGCCTATGCCTATACAAGCCCCGCAGAACACGCCGACTAAGAATATTTGCGCCATTTTAATTAAACCACTTCAGCGAAGTCACAAACCAAACCGCAAACGATATCAGCGCAATCCAGCCCGTAACCTTTGCAGCGCGGTAATAGTCATGCGACAGTAGAAATATCCAGCCGATGCAGCCGAAGAATGCGATTACCCAAGCGAGTATTGAGATTTGGTGCATCATGCTGCCGCCCTCTCAATAATCGTCTTAGTTCCAATGTGATGCCGCAACCTGCGTTGTATCTCTGCATAGCCACGCTCTACGTCCACCACGCGCATGACGTTTAGCTGCTCGTCGTGTATCTCAAGCATGTGGTTGATTGCGCGCATCTCGTCGCCCTTCAATACGAACCTGCCCAACTCCAGATACCGCTTGCCGAGGCTATGCAGCGCGTCACGGGCTTTAATCAAGTCGTCGTGCACATTGTCATGGTCGTGAATCTCGCACAGCACCAGGGCCATGTTTGACGCACCTATGAGCAAATCAAAGTCTGGCTTGTCTGCCGTGCCGTTGACGATCTTGAGCATAGCAGCAGAGTTCTTTGTATTAAGCACCTGCTTACGCTCCTGATCTATCTTTTTGAACCCGCCGCAAATATACTGCATGGGGTTCTGGATTACCTGGCGCGGTTTGTATTTCTTGTTGCGTTTCGTTGCCATCACTCATCCCCTTTTAGGCTTGGGTTTCCAGGTATTTTAGATACGCACTCAAAGTGGTGCCTATCAGCCGGATACATTTCTTGGCAGCGTTCCAGTGCAATGCGCTTAGCCAGTGTCATCTGTAGCGGTTTTACTGGCGCATAGGCTGGCTCTACGATGTCCAGAGCCTTTGCGTAGTACTGAACATCTTTGTACACATTACGCGATCTTGTGCCGCCTGTGGTGCTTTCTATCTGCAAGTCGTTCACCATCTGCTTCATCAGTTCGCGTATCCTGCTCTCGCTAGCCATGAAATGCGCTGTTATTTCGGCAATGGTGAATTTCTCGCCTGGGTTATTGCGCAGGTAGCGGAGTATTTGCTCTTTGCTGGTCAGTGGTTTCATGATTTATACTCATCTCCCATTTGATAATTCAAAGCCACGCATTCATCGCATGCATAGCTTACCAATTTAACCAATCTTTCCCATGCTTCTTGCACGTTTCTACGATCTGCACCACGATAATCCATTGCCAAAATGTGTAATTGCTCAAGTAAATTATCATTCAGTATTTGGTCGGTCATTTCATCGCTCCAAAGTCAAAATGCAATTCAACCATCATTTGCGCTACTGCTGCCGATACAATGGCCTTGGCTATTTCATCGCGATGATCGCTGATATCCAAGTTCAGCAAATTTTCCAGGCGATTCAGCTTTATTTCTGCGTCTTCTTTTAGTTGATCAAGTTGCATTATTACCCCTCCAGTTCATGCAAGCAATTAGCCATTGCCTTGCAAGCGTTTTCGTATTTTGTGGCCTTCTCTTGCAATTCTGCGTTTTCAGTCAATATGCGGCAGTTCTCGCGCTCCAGTGCGTCCATCTGCGCCTTAACGCGGTCAAGATCATCAGTAAATTGCTTTTCTAGCAGAGTGATCTTTGCCAGTTCAGCGCCAATTGCTTTGTATTGTGCTGCGTCAGCGTTGCGCTGTGCTTTCAATGCCGCTATCTCCCGCATCAGCCGCGCATTCTCTTCGCATTGCTCTTTGATCGGCGCGGTAATGTCGGCTTCCATCATCAGGGCGGCTACTTCGGCATCGTCGGATTTAATCTCGGCGGTGGTGCTGAGTATGTCGCATTGTGGAACCAAGAATGCAGATTCTATGGTCAACAGTCTGCCAGTAGCATCATACGTGTACACTTTACCGTTTTTGGTTTCTTGCGTTGCTGGCATAGCATCGCGGCGGCAACGGCCAGAATGATGCTCTCCGCATTTTTCGCAATCTATCACGTTGCCCATGATTATTCCTTTATCACATAGACAAGCGATGCTAGGTTAGCCATGCCGCCTTTGTCATTAAAATGATTGCCTTCAAAGTTCCGTAAGCCGATAAGCTGCGGCATCCACTTGTAGTCACCATCTATCATGAGATTCTTGCCTTTTACATCTTCCAGCTTGCCGCTATTGACTCTGCAAAAGCTTCTGTCGTCCCAATAGATTGTCTGACCTATGCACAATTTTGCGTGCTTGGTGTTTCTGATATATAGCTTATCCACAATAAAACCCCGCTACATATAAGACCAGCATAACAGCGCCAAGCAATGCAGCGTGGCAGATGTATTTACCTAGCGTTTCCATGGCTATCCCTCAATTGCCAAAAGTGATTGAATTTGATGCTCAATCTCAATAATCTTTTTCTGAGCTTCAGCTTGTACGGTTTTCTTCATTTCGCGCAAAGTGGCAATTTGTGCTTTGTTGATTTTCTTGTTATCAAACATTGTCACAATAACTTCTACTGATCCAACTTTTATCCATCCCTTCGGCAATTCATCATCAACGAATTTGCAATAAGTAAGGTGATCAATCAATGATTCTTCTTTCACCGTTTCCAGATTACCCATATGCAAGCTGGAAAAATCCGTGATATATGCCCCGATAGTTCCTTTTACTGTTCTCATGATCATTGCACCAGTCCAGAATAATCAAAATCAATCGGCTCAGCCTGCTTTGGCTGCTCTACTTTGTACTGCTCACCAACTACCAAATAATGCGTTACGCGCTCTTTGTACATGTTGGCTGGCATGTTATTGGCGGGTGGCTCGGTATTGTTGTTCATTTTTTTCCCCTATCAATTTTATCGACCGAGCTTTACCCGGCGTGAATGTAATCAAATTGTGCATCTCTAACCTTGCCATTTCAATCATGTATTGCCTGACTGAACCTTTGCCCATGCCTGCCAGTATTTCGTCTCTCGTCGGTGAATATCCATTGCTTGCGATAAACTCCTTGATGAAACTATATAGGGCTAGGTTAGGCAAGTTGTTGATCATGGCTATTCCTTGGCTGGCGTTTCGCTACCAATAAAGCCGTTGTTGCCGATGGTCAGCTTTGAGCCATCAAAGAATGTGTATATGCAATAAATTACTCTTTCAATTGTTTTTTCTTCTATCTTTTTTGCCTGCATTAAGCATGTCTGATGACATTTGTCGGTATCTGGCTCATCGCCTAACTTTTCATACAGGAGTTCGGCTGTTGATTCACAATCGCATTCGTCGTCGTAAAACATCTCAATCCCCTTTGGTATCGTCGCCCAGGTATGACTTGACGTAACAGCGCATACGGGCTTCGGCTTCAGTGTCGCCATGTGCCTTAATTATTCTTTGATACTTAGCGTTGTCTTGCGATATCTTGGATAGAGTCATTGCAGACCAGAAGGCTGGCTTCCCATTGTCACCAATTGTTACGGTGCATGATATGCCTTCACGCTCAGCAATAGGCTGGAAAGTGGCAGGGTCGGCGTAGCTAAAATATTCAAATCCAAATTCATTGTCATCAAATATTAAACAATCGTCACCGTCTATCCTTATTTCTGTTTTATTTTCTAAAGCAGCGATGTGATAAGACAAATTATGTCCTGTGAGAGTATCAGTTTTCACGATTTCCCCTTTGTTTTCTTTACTTGCAATTTAAACCATTCAAATGCCGCTTCTGTCATTGCCACCGTGCCGCGCTCGTAAGACTGATATGCTGTGCGCTTAATTCCGATGAGTTCAGCAGCTTCTACCTGGGTCAGTGAACCGCGCACCGCTTTGATATCGGCGGCGGTTACTGTTGATGTTCTTTTAATGTTTGCCATTTTTAAGGCAGATACTCAATCCATGACCCATCAGTAATAATGCGCTCTGCAAAATCCCTGGCGGCATTTAATGTATTTCTGTATTCAACCTCGCCACCTGCGGCATCATCATTGCGCATTGCAGTAATGCTGTAGTCACCACCACGTGTTTTTTCTACCTTAACGTAAGCAACATCAGAAGCTTTCAATGTATGGATAAACCCAATCTCATCTTTTATTTTTTGCCACTCAAACATTTTATTCTCCAGTTAATTTGTGCTGCTGATGACTAACTATAGGCTCATATAATGAGCTTTGCAAGGACTATTTTAATTATTTTTGTATTCCTTTCGTCTTTGTTCAATCACCGCATCCCCCGCCACTGAAAATTTAGGGCATTCTCTATCCGACACCAACCAGCATAGACAATTCACCGCGCTTAGCAAGCCATGTCTCCAGCCGTTCATACCCGTTTTGCTTTGTTTGCTCATAACCGTTTCTGTGTGCGTATGCCAATGTTGACCAGTATTGTTTAAGGCCCGGGTTATCCCTTGTCGCCTGCTTGCATTCTTCAATGTCAGCTTCTGACCATTCGTACCTTGATGCAATTTCTGCAAAATCTTTTAAAAATGACCGACTAACCCTTAACGTCGTTCCAGTCATCGCCTGCCCTTTCTGGTATTTGTACCGATACTTTCAGGTTTTCTCTATGTAGCCGCTTTGCCAGATTGAACGAGGCAGCTTGCCCGGTGTAGTTCTGATCGTTATCGCCGCAAATAATCACTTCCTTCACCCCGGCAGGCGGAATCCATTGCTCCAGTAGAACAGAATTACTAGCCGCCCATACTGGTATATTGAATCGCTGGCTGGCTGATATCGCGCTCTCAATCCCCTCTGCTATACCTATGACTTCTTGAATGCTAGATAGCCGGATTGCCCCGCCGTTCAGTTTCCGTCCCTGCATGAACTTCTTCACTTGGGTAACGTTCGCCTTTTCCCCTGATGCAGTAAGATAAGTTCTGTGCAAAGTTAGTCCCGCCCCCTTCTCATCGCGCATAATCGCAATCATCGCCGGATGAAAGCCGCCCTCAGAATGACCTAGACTAGGGTGATATTTCAGGTCAGTAGGCACAGCTACAGCCCCTACACGCCGTTTTAGATACAAGTCCACCGGGTCGCCCGGTGTGACTGCCCTGCATTCTTTCAGCACCTTCTTGATATACGACACCTTCTCTGACTCTGATCTTTCGGTCTTAATGGATTCTTGCTTTACGTTATTGATAATTTTGTCAATCTCATGCGTTGCGGTTTTAAAGTCCCAGCCCTTGAGTTTCATCAGCAAGTCAATGCCGTAGCCTTTTCCGCACTGAGAGCAGAAATATGAGCCTGTACCCTCCCAATCGACATATCTGTATCGGTCAACGCCTCCACAAAGCGGACAGGGGCAGTGTTTCTTACCAAGATAGGTATCAGCCAGCCCGAAATGCAGGAAGATGCCAGACCAGCGGCCAACGGCTAAGTCAAGTGTTCGCGGTTTAAGCATTCTTTTGTCCTTTGTGATATCGGATGAAAGCTGCCTTGACCATATTTTGCACAACCAGGCTCGGTATGCGCTTGGTATCCTGCAAACCCTTCGGCCATACCCCGAAGATGGTACGGTACTGATTAGCTACCCAGCCCGATTTAAAGCCGCGCTGGTCTGCTATGTAGTTAAGTTCTGAGTAGACATTTTGTTTATCCAGCCCATCAATCTTGGCTTTTTTGGCTTTTTCCTTTTTGGTCAGATGCAATTCACCGTCGATTGTTTCAACGTCACTCTGCTTTTTAGCTGTAAATCCGCAAACCGGACATGCGCCCGGGCGCTTACGCATAAACGTGCATTGTGGACATTTTGACAGTTCAAACTCTTTTTTCTTGTCTGATCCAGTCGACAGCTTCGGCTTGCCATCATCAAGCACAAGCTCCCGCAATGCGGTAGGGTCGCCTAGCTGCCCGGTTGATCCAGAATGGTCAAGTAATATTCCCCGCTCTTTGCCCGGGTACGGTCGCAGGATACGGCCTACCATCTGCATATAGCGTTTTCTATTCTTTGTCGGTCGCGCCAAAATCATTACTTCCGTAGCCGGGGCATCGAATCCCTCAGCCAATAGCGCGCAATTTGATAAGACGGTAAATTCCTGATTCTTAAACCGCTTAACGATATCCTTCTTTTCGTCGTAGGTCATTTTGTAGTCGATATGCACGGCGCTGGTGCCGCTTTTATTGAACTGGTCGACTATGTGCGTACTGTGAGCAATGTCGACCGCGAAGACGATTGTTTGCTTGCCCGGGGTAAGCTTGTTCCACGTCTTGATTATGTCGCCTATCAGCGTGGGCTTATCCATTGCCTTAGACAACTGTTCTTCGTGATAATCGCCTGCTACGATCTTCACGCCCTTTAAATCAGGGTCACAGGGCGCGTATATGTCGACGTCGACTAAGTACCCTTGTTCAATCAATTCAGGTATCGTCACAGGCCGTACAATGTCTTGGAACAACTGTCCCCACGGGTACATCTTGCCAAGCCCTTTAACAAAGCTGGTCGCTGTTACGCCAATGATGGGGATTTCTTTGTAATGCTCAATGAGCTTGATGTATTTCTTTGAGCCTGCTGCGCCGTGCACTTCGTCAGCCAATATCAAGTCGACTTCTGGATATCCACGGGCGTGGATTGTGTCGATTGAGGCAATTATGCAGTCATGATAGGTTGCCCGGGTATTGGCACCTTGCAGTATGCCGTGTTCTATCTTTGCCCTATTCAGGTGGTCAGACATTTGGTCTGAAAGCTGGACACGGTTAACCAGGAACATTACGCGCTTACCCTTTGACAGCGCCCCCCTGATGATGATTTCACAGACTAGGCTCTTTCCTCCACCTGTCGCAAGATCAACAATTACTCGTTTATTTCCCTGAGATAACGAGTTTTTAACCATCGTTATGCCGTCAGTCTGGTAGTACCTCGGTTCAAGTTCCATTTTATTACCCTTCAAGTGTAAGACTGATTTTTCACAGTCTGATTAATCACAGTGCTTCGGTATTACTGATAACTTTTACAACTTTTAAATTTTTTTCGCAATCCCCCTATGTATACTAATAACAGTAAAAGTGATTTACTGAATAAGGCAAAGTCAACAGCACCCCCAATGGGAAATCAAAAGACTTCCATTCGGTAGCTGTCCAAAATTCCAATTGTTGGAACTCCGCACATAGATCAGACTGTCCATCTTTCGATGCCCGATGCGCTCTAATCACTAGACCCCACGCTTGCCCTATCGGTCGTTCTTGGCACTTCAAATTGCAGTCGTTCGGCGGTTGTGCCCTCCATATTCTGCAATCTTCCCTACATGCTGATGCCTATCGCAATCATTTAATTCAAGCTGATTTTGTCTTGAAACATTTCTTGAGACGAAAAAAAGCCCCAAGAATACTTTAGAGGGCTGGCGCGGCGGCGCAAGTAGAAGATTTGGATGCGAACAAGAACGCGAATCTTAAACCAGAGCAGCCCTCTGAAATACACTTGAGGCTATTAATCTTGTAAATTTCCATTAAAACCATTCATCCCGCCAGATGAATATATACATCTTATATCAACTTCCAAAAAATTTCAAACAAAAATAAGCAATATTCTGCATTTCCACACCGCAAAGTGATGCCAAAGGTATTCTCTAGCCTGCTGACGAGCGCAGCACAGGCTATCTGTCGGTAAATCCAGGTGATGTAATCTACCATCAAGCCGAAAATATGCGCGTATCACTTTGGCACCTTTGGCAGTGCTTCCATGAACTCAAAGTCGGCGGCCGCACGTTCTATGCAGCGCCTGATACCCTCCGAAATGTTCCCCTGACCAATCCTCCTGGCAATCCTGATCTGTCTATGCGTCAGCTTCTGGGCAACCGTCTTGCAAGGCTCGTCCTGAGCTTCATCCAATTTTTTCATCATTACCCCGCATCGTATAACGATGTTTCGCTGACAATTAATTGCCCAATATTTTACAGGGGCAAAAGGAGGTTGTCAGTATGGAAATACATGAACTTGCAACACAAATTGAAGACCGGCTCAAAACTCATGAGTACAACTCAGAGCGTAGGGCGCAATGGTTAAACGATGAAATCCAGAAACTTAAACGAGGTGATAAGATGAGCGAAACAGTCAATGATCGTGTGAACGTCCATTTAGGCGGCGCAGATGGTGGCATGGCGGCGATTGCGCCATTGCTGGCAGCACAAGGTAACAATCAAAACAATCTCTGGCCTATTCTGCTTCTGGCGTTGCTGGGGCGCGGCAATGGCGGCTTGTTTGGCGGTGGCGGAGAAAATGTGTCGGGGCTGAATAACTTGCAAGGGACGATTGAGTCCGGGAATATCATGCAGGCGCTGGGGGATATCAAGGCATCTGTTCCGTTGGCCGAATCACAAGTTCAACTGGCGTTAGCAGGTGTACAAAATGACATCAATAATCAATCTCAGGCGCAAACCCTGCAATTGTTGAATCAAAACTTTGTAGGCCAACTAGCTAATCAGCAAGGCTTTTGCACAACTCAACGTGAAATAGCTGAATCGGCCTGCTCTACAAAGCAAGTTGTTGTCGATGAAGCCGAAAAGACCCGGGCGCTGATTCAATCCATTGACAAAGCGAACGATAGCCGCTTGATCAGTGCGCAAGCAGCAGAAATAATTGAGCTTCGCAATGAAGGTCGCCGCCAAGCTGGTGAGAATGATATTCGTATCAACATGATACAGAATACCAATCAGTTGCAATCTCAGCAGCAGCAACAGCAACAAGCGCTGAATCAAGTTGTCGGTCTGTTCCCTGCGTTGTTTAGCCAGATCAATCGCGCCAATCAAGATATTGTCAATTTGGGCACAATGACTGCGTCTGGAACGCAAGCAAGCACCAATACAAACGTGCGCTGATGTAGTAAAATAGCAGTAAGTCGGATAGCTGGCAGGCGATAAGGGGGATTCGTTACCCCCCTTCCGATTTTCCTCATAACGCCTTAACCGGAGCCAATTATGCTTACGCAAGCACACCTAAGAGAATTACTTCACTACGATCCTGAAACGGGGATATTTACTTGGTTAAAATCATCAAGAAAAGGCTGGACTGGAAAGCCAGCAGGGCATATTCACGAAGGATACGTAGAAATAAAAATTAATAAAATAAATTACAAAGCACATAGACTTGCTTGGTTATTTATGAATGGCGAATTTCCAGATTTCGATATTGACCATAGAGATTTAATTAGGCATAACAACTCGTGGAATAATTTACGATTGGCGACAAAGCATCAGAACAATTGCAATTCACCAATATATAAAAACAGTACCAGTAAAGTAAAAGGCGTTTATTGGCACAAGCAAAATCAAACTTGGATTGCGCATATTTATTGTCACAAAAAACAATATTATCTAGGAAGTTTTGAAAATATTGATGATGCTGCCGAAGCAGTCCGCATAAAACGCGAAGAGCTACACGGCGAATTTGCAAACCATGGATGAAAAAAACGCGCTACCGTTAAAAGTGGCGCGTTTTCTTATCTGTAAATATACTTTTGAACATATCGGACGGCTTTATTTCTCCATTCTCAGCCCGTACAAATATGCCAGCATTAACCAGCAAGTCTTGCCTGCGTGTTTTATCTTGCATGACCTCTGCATGGTAGTTGCGCAGTATTTTCAATTCCTCACTTTTGGTCATGACTATTCCTAAAAAATAGCGCCAGGGGATTAGCCGGGGCGCTTGAGGGGGTTATTCCGGAATGGCAGAAAGTTTTCGCGCATCCAGCCAATCGGCAACCTCTATGAAAGCCGATGCATACTCGCGCAAGTCTTTGCTGTCGAAATAGACCTTGCCTACATCTAGCTCTGCATCGCACATGGTTCCCTTTATTTCGCCATTCGTAGGGTTAGTAGTCGGGCCAAAATTGCCAAACTCTTTCATAATTTCAAGTGTTCGCGGATTTAACTCTTTCCATTCTCTCATTTTTTCTTCCTTCGGTTACGCGCTACTTGGGAGGGTAGCGCTGGAGTGGCAACTACTGCATAATTTGCAGGAGTTCGATTAAGTTGCCTGAGACCGACAGGCGGCGGTGGGACTAAATAAATCCGCGTTCAAATAAAAGCATTGTAACCAGGTCTGCGGATGGAAATTTAACTTGATGAACTTGGTAATCGCGCAAGGTTCTTAATTGCAAGCCTTGGCATCGGCCAGCATACCTGCCTTCGCGCTTGTTACGGGATATCAGGGTGCGGGTGTTCATAGGTCATCTCTCAAGTTATCGTTGGTCGAGAATTTAAATCCTTTGAAAATTAAAACTGGCTGGTCTATTGCTTTAGCAAAGTTCTTTAAGTCGCGTTTAAACTCCTCCAAATTTTCACCAAATGGCGTTGATGCTTCTGATGAACATGCCCATATTCCGCCGTCTGCATTGTAGAAAGTTTCCTTGATGCTGAAAACATCACCTTCTTCAGTTTCATCTTTCCATACTCTGTAGTTCCATGTCATGGCTTACCTTTCATTTATCAGCGGGGCGCTCGACCAGGCTATCACGCCAGTCAATTCCGTCGGTGTCTATGTTGAGAGCATCACTGCTTTCGCAAACACGATAAGGCGATTTCAACTCTGGATTGCTATTATAAAAAAACAATCTTCCTCCAGAAGTCAAACGTGCAAATTTATACTCAGGCTTGATATGCTCCCATGGTATTGCAAGGCGCTTGATGGGCTTGGTGCGGTAGATGACTTCAGGGAAAGGTACTCTTGAGTCTGATTTGCTCCACATGTCACGAGCAATCCAAAAATATTCTGCTTTCCCATCAAGCACAGCATCCAGCAAAATATGCTGATCTTCACGTGTGCAGTCTTTAAATAGCAGTTTGTTTTCATTCAGAAATTCTTGTGTCATGATTTACCTTTTGTTTTTGATTTAAACTCTTCGCTGAATTCATCAATCAAATTCATCAAAGAATCCATGTCAACTTCTTCTGTATCATAGAAGCCAGCTTCAGTGCTTCCATTCCATTCACTGACAATTACAAATTTGTCCTTATTGTCGCTCAAATAGGATTTGAGTTTTTCTTTAAATTTATCAATCATAATTTCTCCTTCAATTGTTTAAGCTTCAGTTTGTAATGCTTCTCTATTTCCTGCAAGTCTTGAATGCTGTACTTCCGTGGCGTATTGTCGGCTTCCAGTGCTTCAACTGCTTCTATGCCTATGCGCTTGATTAGTCCTGCGCGATATTCAACTGCGTTGCCTGCTAAGTAGCGGTTATCGTGCTTGCTTTGTGCGTGACAATTATTTTCGTTAAAGCGCAGATGTGGTGCGGAACCAGTAGAGCGCCAGTGACCAGCATCAACGGCATTGCCAGACCAGTCTAGAGGCTTGCCGCTGGAAATACAAGGATGCCCCGCTATCTGATCCCTCATACGCACCCAAGCATTAAAAGCATGTTGAGCTGATTTAAGCCAATCTGAGCGCGTCTTGAGTTTAGCCAGCCTTACCCTTGTGTCGGCCTTTTCTGCGCGCTCACGCTTCAATCTAGCCACTTCTAGGGCGCATTCTGGAGAACAGGCGGTATGGGTCATGTTGCGCGGCTGGAATGGCTGGCGGCAAGTCTTCAAAGCGCACTTCCGCGTTCTTTGTTTCGGCTCTGTACCGGGCAATTTCCGCTTAAACCCGGTACGTTTTAATTCTGTCGTCTGTTTCATCAACTCGCTTTCTCAGTTGGTTTATCTT